GCGCAGGGGATTCCATTCAATCAGTAAATCATCGGGAATAATGCCGAATAGCTTTTGCGAGCAAATGCCAACTACCTCAGCGACAAGGTGACGGTCTTTTGAGCGTATTTCAGCTTCAATCATTGAATTGTAGTTTTCAATGTCATCTTCACCAGAGGAAAATCCCGCGCTTGATATCCCGAAAAGCTTAGTCATTGGCATCTTTAAGTCAGCGGCTATCCCTTGACGTATCTGCAATAAAATCTCCGACAACCCGCCGAATGACAGCTGTTTTTGTTCATAGCCATCTTCTTTATCCATTACAATTGCTTGTGTGAAGCTCTTAAGCTGGTTTCCCTCCGCTAGTCGTTTATGGACGGCATTGCTTCCTTGTGGTGTCATGAGGGCAGCAGATAGCCCCTCAATGTGATACACATCTATTTTTGCTTGGTCTAGCAGCTCAAAGATAAGTGCCTGATTCTTGATGTATTGATTGAGTGATGTAATGAGTCGTTCTAACTCACTCATACCCCACCCACGCAGGCGCGGGCGTATAAATGATGGTGCTTCTTTGCCAGTAATTTTAAGCACACGGCTTTTATGCACCTGCCTGCCGTAGTAATTGTAGTAATCCGTTTGATTCTCACCAATAGCCATGCCTATATCAGCGGATGCTGTCACGTTCATTTGTGAATAATACAGCTCCCACATGTCGCAAGCACGAAACTCGATGGGGTCATTTTCTTTCAGCTTTTTAATGTCAAGCTCAGTTTCAGCGTCCGTATTGGTAATAAGCAATAACCCACCACCGCCATACAGGCGCGCATATTTTCTAGCTTGCTTCAGGTGCTCAATTACCTGCCATTTTTCCATGTAGCGGTGCAGTTTTTCAGTATCATCCGCATCAAGCTGTGATGTTTTTATAGTAAACCCTGCACGGTATGCGTCATCGACAGGCTGGTCAATGAGTGTCTGCACTATACCATGCTCAACATACATTTGCGTAACTAGCGGTCGCATGTTTGATACAAGATACCAACGGTTACTATTCATTAGCCCGTTGGTTTGTATTGAGGGGTTGCCGCTGGAGCCTTGCGCGAACAATCCAGCACCGCCGAAGTTGTCCACAATGTCACCAAGGGAGTTGACTAGCTCCATTTCGCTATCAAACCACGCTTGTGCTTCTGTTTTCGCGTTAAGTACTTCGGTCGCCACATCCATATCATGCCCCTATGTTTGCTGTATATTACCTTGTTTTTCAGTACGAATCAAGGATTGACACCTTAGCAGCTGGAAGATATGCCATAGCCACGGCATCAGCTAGGTTTGGAGAGCGTGCGCCTTCTGGTTTTTTATCCACAAGTAGCTTGCCATTGCCAGAGTATTTATGCGTTGCCTGTGACAATTCCATTGTGAGCTGATGCAGATTCTCTATGTGTGATGACAGGCTGATTAGCTCTTCATGAGGGTATGCCTCACCATGCATAATAGCCTGATAAGTCTTATAGAAACGTGTGCGAAGATTCCACCATGCTTGCGCTTTCAGGTTGGCGAAAAAATCTTCGTTCTTTGGTGATTGATAATCGCTAGGGATTAGCCGTTGCGTAGGGTTTATCGGCGTGTTAGCAGCATTCCACGGGTGTATGCGCAGGGCAGGGGGAATGGGCATTTGTGACACTTGATTCTTAAACCCAGCACCGACACCAATACAATCGTAATATAGCTCTGTCACGCCATATTCTAGGCATGTAGGGACTGCTTTAAGTGCAGCCTCACCCGCAGAGCCACCCCATGACTCAGCATAGAGCAAGACAACTCCGTGAGTGATAGCTAGGGCGTTCTTATCGCCTCCCTCATCCGCCACATCTTGCCCTGCGCACTTTTTACCAGTTGGGGTAAACCCTAGCTTGATATGCGCATCAATTGCAGCTTTCACCCATTTCGGTTCGATGATGATACGGTCAACGGATGATGAGTAATCGCGGTCAACTTCCTGCGCGAATAGGGTGAGTAATCCTTCGCGTTCAGCCTTGTCACGGCGTGCGTCATACCATGACTGGTCTTTATTAGGATGGTCGCGCCAGTCCATAATAAAAACACGCGTCACGCCTTTAGCTATGTTGTGGGCAGGCTGCCATATCTCACCAGCCATGCGGCGGCGGTAAAACACATTCGCAGAGCCGTTGACGCTTGATATATCAATTTGCACGTTGGTGTTATCACCGAGCGCAGCTTCAATCAATTCAGGTCTTTCGTACCATGCGGCTTCATCTTTAATATACAATGACGTTCTCCCCCCGCGCCCTATGTTATCGCCCGCTTCTCCCGCTATGGTTGCTCCATTTGCGGGATTTATTATCTTCATGTAGGTTGCGTGCAATGTAGGGTTGAAACCTTCGGGCATCATAAAACGGGGTAAATTGCTTAGAATTTGCCGCATTTTAGGAAAAATAGCTTTAGGGTCGCCCCTAACGTCAACTAACTCAGCTTTACGGCTTCCCCATCCCACAGCAACACCGTCATGAAACAACCATAACCACACGGAAAACGCCACACAGAGCCAGCTAGCACCCATATCACGGCTTTTCTCACACAACCCACTCTCACCAGTTTCATACAGCTCATACAGCCATTGTATAAACTCTTTTTGCTTGGGGAACAAAATGAATGGCATCACCTTAGGCAATGGATTTTTGTTGCGCGGGTCATAAGTTACACACCAGTCTTCAATCCATTCAATCGGGTGCGTTTTGTAATACTCACGTACGCCCTGCCACAATTCAGGATTGGCTTTTAGTTTATGGATGCGTTTGATTCTATTGGTGTATTCTTTTGTGTAATCTGGCTGCCATGTCATAGCTCACCTTGTAATGCTGCATAGGCATCGGCAGGAGTTTCAAAGTCTAATGACAATCCGCCTGCAATGGTTGACTTATTCTCATTCTTAACAACGTCTTCCCATTTGTAGTTATTTTTCAAGTTGAAGATTGCGCCAGTAGGGCTTGAATCATATAGCCTATTTTCCAAAAACTCCTCAACTCTTTGCTTTGCAGAACTCACCGTGTAAGAAAACTCGCCCTTATGGCTATACTCCAATAAACCTTGACGAGTCAAACCAAGGCACAATGCTAGCCCCGTTATAGTAGGACGATTTAAATCGTTACGGCTTGAAAAATAAGAATCTATTGCCACCTGCATATCTTCTGCGGTGGTGTATTTTGGCGGTCGTCCACCTAAGTCTTTTTGTTTATTTTCCATGTATCCATTATAACAGAGCAAAAAATATCGTCAATAATGCACTTTTTATATTGACACCCACACTATAAATAGATATAAATAATATCACAAGACGACAACAAACAACAAAACGGAGAATTAAAATGGAAAATACACAAAACAAAGCATTCGCAATCGTATCAGGTTATGGCTTAGGTCATCGTGAGCGCGGAGTGCAAAGCTATCACAAAACAGAATCAGCGGCAAAAGCTGCATTGCGTAAACTACCTAGTGATTGCTATGTAATTGATGTTCGTGACCTATAAAAAACCAACAAAACGGAGAATAAAATGAAAACTTGTATTAAACTTTACGATACCAGTAAGAACGCTTTGACTGGTGAAGCTCCTTTCAAACAATACACTCTTAAAGGCAAATGGTCAAAAGAATCTGTTTCCTCTTTTGTAGCTAAACGCGGATTTACTTGTAACCCAAGTATCGTAGTTTCTTATATTTAATTAAACCAATGAGAGTAACCATGAAAATAACAATAAAAAACTTAAAATACGAGCCTTACACATTAATTGAAAGCGATGACATTCCAACGCTAAAGCGCGTAGCTGATATTTTAGAAGAACACGCTATTAACTCCGTTCTTGACATATTAGGCAAAGCTGGATGCGTGCAATGGGAATTAAAAAAACTAGGTTGTAATTTTTAAAGGATTAAAAAGATGTATAGACTAAGCTTTTTATTTACTCGCACTGCCATTTTGTTGTATGTTTCATTAGTTGGCAATTTTTCGCTTTACAACGGTTACTTGATTGACAAAAGCAAATTGCATATAACTGTTTGCACTGCAATTTCTCAAGCGGTTGTTGAATCTCAAGAGGATGCTGCATTAACAAACGCAATTGAAGAAAGATCCAAAAAGAAATAACGGAATAGGCGCGGTTAAAGACGGCTTGAAGTAGTCGTGTTCTCCTCCTTTCCTCCAAAAGGAACAAAGATGCATCGGGTGCGCCGATTATAAATCAACCTAGTAATGTATCACACTTCCTTAAAACCCTGCCTTACGGTGGGGTTTTTTGTGCCTGCAATAAT